CCCGGAAACAGAAGGCCGAGCAGTCGTTTTAGAAGTTTGCTCATCGTTATTCCTTAAGGAGCATCGCCTGCGCCGACCGATTGAAGCGTAGCGGTCGGGGTAGTGCCAACGGCAGTGATCTGCATAGCGTAGTCCACGTACGTGGCGGTAAGAATGATCACGTGGCCATTGAGCGTCCACCCGGTGTTCGTCGTGATCGTTGCGGTTTGGCCTGAAGTGTTCAGGACGCGAAGCACGACAGTCGATCCGACTACGGCCTGCTGGGGAGTCATCGTCGTCAGCATCGTGGCGACAGTCGGGAGCGTAACGGCTGCGCCTGCGCTAAGCGAGCTGATCAGCAGATAAGTCTGCTCAGCGGAAAAAATCTGCTGCTGGGTCGCGGTGAAAGCTGTGGTGTTCGCCGCGACGTTGTACGCGGTCGCCGGCCACGGGTTCACGGAAATCAGCGCGTTGATGAGTCCCACCTGATCGGGCATCGAACCGTTGTCCAGGATGGAAGGCGTCTGCCCCTGAATGCCGCAGAACAGTTTGCCGATCAATTCGGCCAATCGGATTTTGCGCACGATACGCTCCTAAAAAGGCTTTCGCCGGTTATATGCTGTTTGTTACAAAAAGTCAAACGCCGCGCAGCAGGTAGAAAGTGAAGTCTACCGTGCTCCAGTCTAGCGCTGCGGTCTGTTGCAGTTCGTTCGCGACAGACACGATTTCTTCGAACCCCTGGGCGAAGCCTGGAGGGTCCGCAACCATCAGAACATCACCGACCGCGAGACCGGGAACGCTGACTGCGCCGGCAGATGTGGCGCCGTTCGCCGTCGCCTTGATTGCGGTTGCCGCAGCGGAATTGAAAGTCGTCACTGCTTATCTCCGTCGCCTTGCCTGGATAATACCTGTCGCAGTCAGCGTACTGACAGCGAACAGACAGAACCCGACCAGGTAGACCGTGGTTGTTGACGCTAGACTTAATCGCTGCTGAGGGACAGGTCCGGCAATAATACTTCCTGCTGTTGCGCTGTAAGAGTTGATGGCCTTGAATGGCGCGGCGGGAAGCACACCTGACGCCGTGTTTACTCCGGCCACCGTCTGACTGATCGTAGTCGAGCCTGCTGAATCGAATTCAATCGAGCCCCATACGTCCCAATCGCCTGCCGTCAGGCTGATACTTGCGACGTTAGTAGATGTATTATTCGTCAACGAAACCGCTGTGCCTGTCGCTGTAACGTATTCGCCTACGCTACCTGCGTTTGCGTTGTTGTTCGTAGTCGTGCCCACGATGCCGTTTGTCTGGCTGGGCGTGAAGTTGCCCGTGCTACTGAGCGTCGTGAACGCGCCCGTGTTCGGCGTCGTAGGCCCGATTGGCGTATTGTTGATCGCCGCGAACGTGCCAGAAGTCGTCACGTTCAAGGTTGTCACGGTGGCCGCAACAGGCGTCGTGCCGCCGATTACCGCATTGTCAATCGTGCCGCCGGTGATCGTCGGGTTGTTCCCGAACCCCGGATCGGCACCGGACGAGCCCAGCAGCATCTGGCCTGTGTTGCCGACTGCGAGCTGGTTAATACCTCCAGTCCCTTCCCCCACCAGGACACCATGCGCGAGCAGCGTCGCGCGCCCAGTGCCGCCGCTCGGTACAGCGACGGGAGTCGTAGCGGTCAACGTGGTGAACGCCCCGGTGCTCGGAGTCGTTGCGCCAATCGGCGTGTTGTTGATCGTTCCGCCAGTGATCGCCGGATTGGTCGACGATAGTGCGCCGATACCCGCTGGTGTATCGATTGGCCACACATTCGTCTCGCCATCGGTCTGAAGAAGCACCGACGTTGAGTTGTTCGTACCCTGCGGCAACACATAGCCGGTACCGGTCGTACCGCCCGCGCCATTGCTCAGGAAAACCGTAATGCTGAACGCGCCTGTCGTGTTGTTGACGAAAGACGGCCGCCGCGAGGCAGTGTCGAAAGTGCCAGCCGAAATGATGAAAGTGACGTTGCTGGTCAGCACGCCCGTCAGGATGACATTACGATCCCCCGGGGGAATCGGGGTGCCCGTTAGCTGGGCGCCAGTCGTATAGGCTGTGCCGCCGTAGAGAATGCTGGCGGTCGTGACGCTACCGCCCGCACCGACAGCGGTGATGCGCAGCGTGGCATCGACGTTGCCGCCGGCCAGCGTGACGAGGTCGCCTACTGCGTAGTTAAGGCCTGGAACCGCAATCGTCAGGATGCCGGTGACTACGCCCGCCGTGGCAAAGACGACAGGCTGGAAACCCGTACCGAGTGTCGCCTGGTTGTACACGCCGCCGGTAACCGTGAGCGGAACCGTCGTGGTCGAGCGGATGATCTGCTGGTTGACGAACTGGTCAGTGGCCAGCAACGGCGAGTTGTCGTTCGTCGATTGCGTGACGCCCGTGCTGTTGCTGATCGCAACGCCCGCGATGGTGCCACCGGTGATGTCTACGTTCGTGAGCGGGAAGCCGCCCGACGCAATTTCGTTCAGATACTGCTGTAACTGCTGGCAGATAACGTTAATCGCACGCTGGATTTCGTTCACCGGAACGCCGATACCTTCCGAGCGGACTACCGGCGTGATGATTTCAAATTCATCGGACATGGATCGCTCCTATGCGCTGCCGGTGGGTAGGATACCCATCCAGCTTTGCGTCCAGGGGGGATCGTAGCAGGAAAGAGATCAACCCCGGCGCGTGTCCGCGCTCTGCGGCGTACCGGTCGGCTTCCAGCTCCTGCGCGACAAGCATCGGCTCAAGCTCTTCCTGGTGCCGGAGCCACCTGAGAGCAAGCGCCCACTTGAGGCGCTTCCACGCGTGCCGGTGATGGATGTGTCCTTCCTCGTGCGCGATGACGGCTTCCTGCTCGAGCGGCGTGAGACGGTAGAAGTGCTTGCCGAACTGGATGGTGCCCCACAGGGTTGAGCGCGCAATCATCGCGGCATCGCCTGTGGGTCTTGCATCTGATCAGGATTCACCATTCCGGCCGGACCTTGCGGCCGAGGCTGGCCGGGTTGTGCGCCAGGGCGCGGTGTTCCTGCCACGCCGGGTGCTGCGCCGCCCGGTACCCCCGGCTGGCCGGGTTGGCCTTGAGGCGGTCCGAGCTGCTGTTGCATCTTCTGGTTCATTGCCTGCTGGTGCGCCTGGATGTGGGCGCGATACAGGCCATGCGGATCGCCAGTGAGCTGAGCGCCGTGCATGTGCGGGGCCATGTGCTTCTGATCGTCATCCGCCGGATGCACTTCGGCAGGCATGCCGTTATGCATCATAAGGTTCTCATCGTTCGGGTCCACGGTGTACAGATTGCGCTCATCGATCAGGATACGCGGCCCGACTTCGGGGCCGAAAATCTGCTCAGTACCCATCTCAAGGATCGGACCCACGTTAAGCCGCCTGCCGTCGAGCTGTTGCGGCGGCACGCCACGCAGAACGTTCATCCACGCAATCATCTGCTGCATGCGCTGCATGCCGGTCTGGTAGGCGGTGCCGCACCAGCGGAAGAAGTAGCGATCATTGAATGCCTGCACAGGAATCTCTTCCTGTTTCGCCCGCGCGCCCACCTCGCCCATCGTCACGACCGTGATTTCCTTCGTGCGGAACTGACGGTCGAGTTCGAACACGCGCTCCAGAAGCGGGTTCAGCATGCAGCCTTCATACCGCTTCGCGTGGTCGATAATGTTCGACTCCTGCGACTGGGCCTGCGCGGCGGCCTGCGCCTGGTTTTTCTTGCCCTGCGGCATCTTGCCGAGCATGGCATCGTTCACTTCCATCGATTCCTGAATCTGCGCCTTGATGGCGTTGCACAGGGCGACGGCATCCTTGTAGATCGCAGGAAACTGGGCGAACTGGGTCGTTTGTGGGTTCGTCAGCCACACCGCCGCGAGCCCCATCACCATGCTCTGGTAGTTGGGGTTCGCTAACGGATCGGTCATGACGATAGGCAGCAGCGCATATTGCGCGCTGTCCTGACCCATGTTCCAGTAGTCGTTCAGATTCCACTGGAGGTACTTCACCGGCTCAATGCGCGAGATACCGTAGATGGTTCCCTGGATGCGCTCAACCGGTGCCGAGATGATGGGGCGCTTCTTCGACCAGAAAGGATTGCGGATGATACCGAGGATCGTTTCCGGGCCTGCATAGTAGATGAAAACCGGCTCTTTACCCTTGTCTTCTTCCAGTTCCAGGCTCGCGTGCACCTCGTAGACCAGTGCGTACTTGTACGTGCCTTCGGTGCGCACACCCGCGTCCGACGTGCGGCGCTTGTTCGGAACCCGCTTCTGTCGCCCGCCGTCGGGCTCGTTAAGCGTTTCCATGATTTCTTTCGCGTTCCAGCCGACGAAGACACCCTCATCGATGAACTGCTGGACCGATTCCTTTGACAGACGCAGGCGTACCGCCGTGGCGGTCGCTTTCTCGATATCATTCACCGTGGGCGGGTAGACCGCGAGGTCGTCAACCGCCATCGGCGTGATGTCCGGCATTTCCTCGATGACTTCCGTCTCTTCCGTATCCCATTCTTCGTCGAGCGTGGTGTCTTCCTCTTCGCCGGCCAGCGTCTCGACAATCGGCGGCTTCTTCACCAGCTCGGTGACGCGCCGTGTGGTCTTCATCCAGTCGATATAAAGCAGCCACTGGCCGGTCACGTCACCTGAAAGCAGATCCGCGCGGACAATATCCTTCAGATTCGTCCGGCGGATGTAGTGCTCAAGCAGGGCAAGAGTCGGGAAAGGCGTTACAGAGGCTGGACCAACAGCATCCACATGCTTGTAGTTCGCCGGAAAGAGAGTGGCCAGCGTACGTTTGCAGCGAGCGTTGACTGCGTCACGCACTGCCGGTATGTAGCACTGAGAGTTGCCGGTGTACTGCTGGTTCTCATCGGGGCGCGCATTGTAGATGTTCCAGTATTCTTCGACCCAGTCGGACTGCAACTGCTTGTTTTCATAGCACTTCTGGATTTTCGGATAGAGCTTCATCGCTTCCGAATACGCTTCAGAAGTCTGGTCTTCCGCCCAGTTCTCCAGTTCCTCATCAAGCCTTTCAGCGTCGATAACCCGCGAGTCGATCGTTTCGACTACGGGCTTTTCCGCTTCCTTCTTTTCCTTTTTACGGGCCATCAGGCGATCTCATAGGTCGCGGCAAAGATATCGCCAGCACATGGGTAAATCTCCCCTTTCACGCCCGTAATAAGCATCGCACCGCGCTCGAAGCGCATCGGTCCTTCAAGCGAAGGAACGATATAGCAATCATCGTTCTCATGCGTAATCGGATACCCGGCATAACTGAAAGACCACGGCATGCCGTTATGGAGTGGCGCGCCTTCAGAGATGCCGTGCGCGATCAGTTCTTCAAAGGTGATCGCTTCGATAACAACAGGTTTTTTACGATATTTCATCCGATAACCTTACCGGCGAGTTTCTTCGCGAGTGGCGAACCGGTATTGCGGTCCGCCGGGGTGCGTTTCGGACGATCGTCCTCTTCCGGCTTCTTCGACGTGCGGCCGAAAACCGTATCCGTTTTCTTACCGCCCCACGGATTACCGGAGCGCAGATCGACGGATTCCGACCAGTTGCGCCCGTTGTTGCCGGCGCGATCCTTGGCTGATACCTTTTTCATCTCGGCTTCTTCCTGTTCTGCTCGCGGCCCATGATCCTGCGCTTGGCGCCCATCGGTGGCGGCTTCGACATCTTGCCGGGAGTCTTGCGCACATCGGTGGCCTGCGACTGGCTACCGATGTCTTTCGCCTGGCGGTGCGCCACGTCAGCCTCCCATCTTCGGCGTTTTTGGCTTGCCCTTCTCACCGCTGACAGACTTGCCGCCGCCCTTGATCTTCGCTTCAGGCGCTTTCTTGCCAGGGGCGGAGTACACGCGGTCCATCCGGCCTTTCTTCTTTTCCATGATCAAAGCCCGTTGCGGCGCATTTTCTCGCGCATCGGACCGCCCTGGAGCTTCTCACCAACGCTTGATGGCTTGCCCTGCGCGCCGCCCTGCTGCTCGCCCTTGTAGAAGGCGACGGGATTCTGCGAAGGGGCTTTCGGGGTAATCTTGCGGGAAACAGCCATGTCAGTTTCTCCTAGGGAGAGAAGTGAAGTATTGAGCCCCATGAGGGTTTGTCGCCGAATATAGATCATCCGGCAACGAATTACCAGCGCTCGACGTGATCACGTGCGCGGCGCACTCCAGCCCCTCCAGAAGCGTGCGGTGCGGCCCGCGCTCCGGTTCCTTGCTCACCTGACCGTTTTTCTCGACCGGAAACACATAGCCGCCAGCCAGTGCGTTCATCGTGTGCCGCGCCTGACTGTCGACCAGGAACAGCCGCCGCCCCTTCATCTCGGTCCTGATCATGGGCGAGAGCGTGCCTCGCGCCATCGTGGCGTAGGCCCCGCGCATGGGCACCAGCTTCGCGCCGCGCAGCGCCGCCATGAGCGGCATACGGTCCTGCTGATCCACCACGTCGGCCGGCAACCACGCGTTCGCCTTGGCGCGCGGGAAAAACGCCTTCACCAGCTTCATGATATCGGGCACCGCCTGCGCCGGCGGCACGGGCGATATCCAGTCCGCGATCGCTACCGTCCGGTCGCCCTCGACGCAAACCACAACTGCCGTCGTCTCACTGCCATTCGCGTTAAAGCAGATCGCAAGCGGGTCGCGCTGGCTGGGTTCGTAACCGTCGGTCAGGTTGTGCGCGCCGAAGTCCTCATACACCATCGTGCCGGAGAACACCCGCTGGGCGTAAGCCAGGGCATTCAGGATGTCTTTCTTGCCGCTAGGGAAATTCTTGATCTGCGCCGCGAGCTTCGGGTGCCGCCCTTCGCCGCCTACCAGTACGATATCGCCCGCCTTGAAAAAAGGCTCAAGGCCCATGATGAACTGATCCTTGCTGCGGTCCTGTGGAGCCTGCAACGCTTTCAGCGGCAGGCTCCTGCCCTTCCTCAGCATCTCCGCGCGCATCGGTTGCAGCAGCCACTCGTCAAGCGAGTTCTTTTCAATCGCGACCGTCGCGTCGCCAAAACGCTCGGAGGTATCGAACGCCTCCTGGATCACGGCGTCGGGCTTGTGAAACTCGCCCGAGCTTTCGTGCACGTAAATAGTGGTCGCCATCCGGCTCACGACCACCTTGCCGCTCTGGTCCGACTTCTTCACATCGGTCGTGCGCGCCGGATCCATGATGACGACCTTCGGCAACCACGGGAAGGGATCGATCGCCACTTCCCGGATGTCGGACGGCTCGAACGGCTTGTCCTGACTGCCAATCGCCAGCAGCATGTACTCCTGCAGGAAACCCCGGAGCTGGCCCGCGCGCTCCGCCTCATCGCGTTTCTTCCTCACCACGTCCATCGGGAAGAGCCCCGGCCACGCCGCGACCGTCTTCGGGTCGTCAATCTCCCCGTTGCAGATCGGCACCCTCAGGCACGTCCAGTCGGGGTTCGCCCTCAACCGGGCCACGAGGCAATCTTCGGCCAGCGGGGTCTGCGTCACGCGCAAGCGCCGCTTCTCCTCATCCATCGCGGGCGCGAGCTGGAGGTAGAGTTTGCGCATGGTCGCGTCGACAGCGGCCTTGTCTTTCACCATCGTCTCGTTCTCGATGTCATCGAGATACGCGCGGTCCGGGCGCCAGTCGTGCCACTTGAAGCCCCGAAGCTCTTCCTCCCACCCATGCGCTTCGAGCAACACGCCGTTCGGCAGCTCGAACTGGTGTTCGTTCCACAGTCTTCCGGCCACCTTGGCGATCTTGCCGAACAGGCCGAACAGCTTCATGTTCTTCGCGGCTTCGTGCTTGATGGCTTCGAGCCGCTGGCAGGCTTTCGTGTACGTCTCGCCGATGATCAGCGCGTACTGGAAATTGCCGAAGCACGCCTCGACCAGCAGGAATTCTTCCGACAGGGTGGACTTGCCGGCACCCCGGAACGCTTCCACCAGCACGTACTCATCGCGGGCGCCCCACGCGTCCATGATCTCGATGTGGAACGGGGGTGACGCTTTCGGATGCCGGTGCGGAAACAGCATGGCGCTGGCCAGCGCCCTGTCTTCCGAAATGACCTTGAGCGCAGAGGCGTTGGTGAGGCTCATTCGTCGCAATTCCGCAGCATGACTTCCTTGAGCGTCTCCGCTGCGCCAAGCGCCGTCAGGCTGTTCGGAACCTGCGACCAGTGGTGCCTGACTTCGCCGCACTTCATCACGCACACGACCAGCATGAAATCGATGTGCTCGGCCTGCTCTGCAAGGTTGTCGCAAAGCACGGCCGGCGTTCCGTTTTTCTGGAACTTCAGGACGGCGGCGCTCATTTGCTGCGCTTCGCCAGTTCGCGCTGCGGCTTCACTTTCTCGCCGTGCTGTTCGCGGGCCGGATTCGGGCCGCGCCGGGGCACATTTGGCTTATGCGTGAATGGCTGTTTCGGCATGGCGGGCGCTCCTCTCACGAACTGGAAATTTTCGACAGTTTATCCCATCGATGTAAAAACGATGAGCGAATCGGAGAAGCAGTCTGCAAATTCTCATACCCCCGTCCGGCAGGGCCGGAGGGTTCCCAGAGTTAGGGTTTACCCTAATCCGAAATGCGAATTAGTCTCATTCACAGCGTTATCGAGAGCGATTCTCATTCGCAATATCGATAATCTTCATTATGTCAAATACCACCCTAACCCGGAAAGCCTTGTCGCACGGGCCTCAAAGGCAGGTAGTGACTCGTGCATAACGATTTTCGCCGTGAAACACTGTATGCGAGCTGTCGTGAAACTTACAACGATTCTTACGTGGAACTGACATATTACGAATCGTAAACCGATATTTCCGGCTCGCGCTTCCCCGCTCACTTGGCAAGTTAGTGAGCGCTCACTAACCCGAAAGCCTGTTCACTCCCGCGCGACCATATTCCGATTCGCGATTCGCTCCTTGCTTTTCATTTTGCAACTGCTATAGTTCAGTCGTGGTGCCAAACAACGAACTGGAGAAAATTTCATGAAGATCCGCGAAACCCGAATCGCTCAGCACGCCCGTTATCTCGCTGCGGACATTTGCATTCCTCTGATGCGACTGACTGGCTTCCGCTTTTCTAAAGCGTGGCGGGGCAATCCCGTCATCGAGCATGTCTACGCGAATGTGAAAGCCGACGGCTTCAAAGTGCAGAAGCTGATTTTCTGAAGACAAAGCCCGCTTCGGCGGGCACAGGACACATCATGCATACCGAAATCACGCTTCTGGCTAACGCCTACATGGAAATATTCTGCTGGGACATGTGGGAGGTGGCGACAAAGCGCCACTGGGTCATCCGTCGCACGGTCGACTACTCGCGGATCTGCCTCCAATGAAAAAACTTCACTACTGGCTCACTTACTCCGCCAAGGATCGCAGCGGTGAATGGCCTACGATGTCACGATACGCAAGACGCGATCAGATTCGCTTCTCTCTGGGTATGCGCCTCGGACTGACCTTCAGGCGGTTCGCGTCGCGCTCCGAGATGGTTGCTGAAGCCCAGGCACTCGCTCCTGAAGACCTTTTCGTCAGGGAATTCGGCGACAACCCGTGGTGGACGTCATGATCACTTACGTCGTCCTCTTCCCCGGCGAGATCGCAACCGGCGCCACGTTCGTGGCTGACAAGCCCACGCTGGAGCTGGCTGGCGACGCGCTTGCAGCCTACCACGGGATGGAAGACCGCGACGCGCTCGCGGCCTGGGCAGGCGGCTCCATCACGCTCGGCTTCGCGCCACTCCACTGAGATGAATCACTCTATCCTGCTCATCGTATTCGGTATCACTCTCATGTGGGTCGGGTTGGCATCCATCATTCTCGGGATCACCCTAACCCGCTAAAGCAAAAACCCGCCTTCTGGCGGGTTTCTTTATTCCGGCGTACCCGAAGGTATCCGCCCTGCCTTCTCAGCCCGCCTGGCGGCATCGTGGAGCTTCTCATCCGCCATTGCGATGCACGACTGGCACCACAGCGGCCCTGACCAGCGGACAAGCTCCAGCAAACCTACGTCGAAGCCCCGACCACAGGCGACACACAAAACCGAATCGCGTTTCATCGCGGCTGCCCTGCTGCCAGTTGGGCGCGAATCTCTTCGAACGATTCCTTGACCGTCAGGGCTTCGAGGTCCGGTTCAGCCCAAGCCAGAACACTCCTCCCGATTGCGTTACTTGCGACAAGCGCAACTTTATCCAAGTTGACGATAACTTTCGAATCGTCGAGACGAGTCAGTTTCAAAAACATTTCAGCTTTTCCTTAAAAGTGGCTGAGCCTAGCTGCACCCTATAGGGTAGGGTGCGCAGGCTCAGTAGGCTCAGCTAGGCTCAGCACCTAGGCTCAGCTAGGGTGCGTAGGCTCAGCAAAGCCTTATGTTACGGCCTTCCTTGCTGATCTTACCTAGAGTAGCTAGGGTCCGCAGTGTAGGGATGATATTTTTCTTCAAAGGGTAGTCAGGCTCCTCCATCGGGTTTACGATTTTGTCTTTCTGGATCGCTTCGATAACCTCATCTTCCTGTAGGCTCAGCCCGGTTTCCATGCCACACATATCCTGTATGACGTGGAGAAAGTGCCGCGCCTTTTCGTAGTTGTGACTGGTTTCGAAGTTGCCGGAACGTGGCTTGCGCCCCTCTTTCCTCGGCTCAGGCCGGTAATTCTCCTGCTCGACGGTGCAGGAGGTAACAGGTTTACCGTTCGGCTTGCGCGCGAGGGGTTCCGATACTTTCAGGCTGAAGGGATACGCTTTGCCGTCTTCGCCTTCCCGATGCTTACGCTGCGTGACCCACTGCTTGCGCTCCGCGCCTTCACCAGTCGCTTCCAGCTCTAGCACAGCGTCAACGTCGTTGTACAGCACGCCGGAACCCCGAAAGCTGCCACCATCCTTGGTCGTATGGTGGACGAACACCACGAGGCATTGCAGATCGTCAGCAAGGATCTTCAGGTTGCGGATCATCTGCGCAACGTCTTTCTGACTGCTGTCATCACCTTCGAACGAGGCGGACATTGTGTCCACGATCACCATGGCAGGCGTTCCGACCGCCCGCGCTGCGTCTCGTACGGCGTGGATAGAAGTCATGCTCGACAGATTGGGCGCTGCGTCAGCGATGAAGG